GCCATGCCTTGTTCTGCAGGAACTCCATCGCCTCGTCTGCGGCCGCAGCCGCCTCCTTCTCGCCAAAGATCGTGAGGTGCCCAACGGTCTCGTACATGTCGCGCATCTGGGCGTGTAGGGTCTTCACCACCAGACGCTGTTGCGAAGACTTGGTCATGTGGCCGAACTTGTCCTGGGCGGCTAGAGCCTCTGCGGCCTTACGGGCGTCTGAGGAGGCTTCCGCTAGGAGCCGTAGGAGATAGTCGTCGGTGACCTTCGTCACTCGTGCGTACGTCGCCAGCGGAGACTCGCCAGGGATCGGCCGTACGCGGGCTCCCTTCATATACGCAGCTAGCTGTCCACGGGTAACATGCCGGATGATGGTGGCCGTCGGATTCAGCAGCCGATACAGACGCTTGGAGATCAGTCCGTTCTTATAGAGCGCTTGCACCATCTCGTAGGAAAGGAATCCCTCGGAGAGCATGAGCCCTCGAGCCACCATGGAGTCGTAGTTGCTCGCAGTCAGAGTCACGCGCCACAACTTCAGGCCCAACCTGGACAAAACGAGGATCTTATTGTACATCTCATGCGAGATGGCGCCGGACCGCACGGCCTGCTTCAGCATGGCCTCAGACAGCATCCCCTCCAGAACCACCGTGAGCGTAGCCCACATGCCGTCCATCAACGCGGCCTTCTGATAGGTCTCGGATGACAACTTGCCGGCCTTCAACACCGATCGGAAGATCTGCGCCCGACGGACGGACTGCTCGAGAAGATCTCGCAAGTAAGCTGCATCCTCACTCGTAAGACGAGACCGGCGCTCACCGGGGCGAAGGTTCAACAGTGCGTTGCGGAGCCGAGAGAGCCTGGCGTCATCCACATCCCGGAAGTAGTTGATCATGTCCTGGGAAAGCGTCGCATTGGACAGCCCAAGGAACCGCTCCCAGATGGTCTTCTCCGAGACGGCCGACGGTAGTAGCGCTTTCTGGGCTCGGAAGGCAACACGCAGCAGATTGGCCGTCTTGACGTCCACCAGATTATAGGTGCGGAGGAAGTCCACCATTCGTAGCGACATGAGCTCTGGCGCTACTAGTGCAATCCTTGTAAGCAGAGTCTGGTTGCGCATGCGGCGCGATGTCTTCAGGATGTTGGTGTGCCGGCGTCGGAGCGATCGGGCTATCTCCACAGCCTCCTCATTGACGAGGCCAGCTCGGACAAACCGTCGCATGAGCGCCTCGTCGATCTGCAGCTCTGGGACCGCCAGGAACAGGCGGCTCAGTACGAGGTCGTCCCAGTTAGTCACTCGTCATCAGCTGGAGCATCCTCGGCCCCAGCCTCCGCGCCCAGTCGGTCGTTGAAGCCGGCAGCGGCAGCGGCCTGTTCCTGGGCGGCAGCCTGTGCGTCCTGGAGCTCCTTGACCATACCATCGGGGTACTCCCAGCCGAAGAACTCGGTGCCCTTCTGCAACAGGAACTCCAAGGTAATAGCGTTGTCGAGGAACATGGCGTAGAGGTTCTTCCACTCGGCCTCCAAGTCACGAGGCAGCTTCTCGCCGAAGGACGGCTCGAGGGCATACTCCGGACCGGTGTAGTCCTTGCCCTCGTAGACCTTGTACCAGAACCGCAGGTCGTAGAACATCTGGCCGATGACATCTCTGATGACCGAGTCGCGCTCGCTCGCTACGTCCAGGAGTGGACCCATCCGTAGCTTCAGTGCGATCCCCGACTGAGCGACAGACACGTCCACCGTTCCCAGGGCGACGTCGGAGATCCCCTTCGTCGACTCAGCCGTCGACTGCAAGTAGGCGATGTGGTCCTGGGACGGCTCGACCGAGTCGATCCCCTTGACGCGATTGAACTCGCCATTCGGAGGGAGCTCCACGACACGCTTCGGCCCGATGACCCAGTTCGTGCTCTCGCCGGTCTCGGGGTCGACGGGATGCGTGTTGGTCGTGTACATGCCCAGGCCCGAGAGAGCAATGGCCACGTCCTCGTCGGTGATACCCTGGTTGATCGCTAGCATCAACCGCTCAAGCCCTTGGATCTCGGAGGTCCCATAGGTGTCCTCCTCGTTGTCGTTCCGAATGTGGTACACCGGGAGCTGTGTGATGCCTTCCGGCATGAGCTCCATAGGCGTGACCGACTGGAAGGTCTTGACCTTCTCCGGGTCATCCCAGTTGGCTTGCTCCAGTACCACCTCTTCGTATGCCACCGGCTTGGCGGGATCCGGCGCTTCCGGGTTGTACTCGGGATGCAGGACGTCGTCATAGCGAAGATAGCGCTGTCGACGGACATACGTCTTCTTGTCGATGATTACCAGATCCACAAGGTCCACGCCGGTGCGGGTGTCGTCCTCGTTCATACGAGGGAAGTAGTTCCGCGGATGGATGGACTTGATGGAGATCCTCGACCCCTCGGCCTTGGCACCATCGCCGAAGATGAAGAACACCCAGTCACCTCTACGCAGTCCACACTTCTTGGCTGCGTGGAACACAGAGAAGAAACGCTCACGTGCGAACAGATTGCCGAACGCCGTCACCATCTCCACGCGAGCCGTCTCGTCCGGAGCCGTCACGGCGAAGCCCATGTCCCGGGCTACGTAGCGCGCCATCGTATCGATGATGCGCTTGGCCTCGGGGACATAGATGGGATTCTCCTCGTCTCCACGAAGAGTGAGGCGGAAGGTGTTGGGGAAGTTCTTGTACAACGAGTCGTAGAAGTCGTAGCTCGCTAGTCGCTGCTGCTCGAGCAGCGACGAGATCCACGTATACGCCTGGGGCGTGTCCGACGCGGTAGCACCCGTGATGAATGGCAACAGGTACGAATATGGAGTCACAACGGTTGCCATCTGAGGCCTTCCTGCTGGTCGGGCAAGTCTACCGCGCTACGCGGGCGACTCGCTGTCGAGCATGATGAACGATCTGGGACTGGTCGAAGTGTCCAATCATGAACCGACCCAGCGCCTCGGGCGTGTGGTCGTCCTTCTTCAGTGGAGCTTCCGGCTCGTTCTTGGTCTCGGACTTGTTCTCGGGGTAGCGGTACTCGCCCATCTCGAAGATGGTGTGCTTGCAACGACGGTCCACCTTGATGGCCGGGAGCTGGACGTAGCCAACGCCGAATCAGGTTCAGTCGGTCGTCCCGGATGCCACCTGTCCCGGTCTGAGGGACGACATTCCACTTCTCGGCCAGCGTGGCAGACGCCTTCGGGTCCTCGGGGTCTGGATACAGCAGCGTGGCGTTCTTGACGAGCATGCGGAGATATGGATCTGCGAGGACGTCGGAGGCAAACTCGTCGTCGGTCCGATGGACCTCGTAGTACTCCGCCAGGATGGAGACGTTGTCCCAGTGGTCGACCTGGATAAACAGCGCCACGTTGGGGTTAGTCCAGCCGTAGTCCGTTGCGATGTAGACTGGACGCTTCGGGTCGTAGCGGCAATCCGTGACATGGATCTCCTCGTCCCAGTTCTTGAAGACGCGGCCGACGAACTCAGTGAACTCTGCACCGATCTCCTGATTGAACTTCTCAGGAGACATGTCCTTCTCCATGTCCAAGATCTCGGAGTCCTGCCGCCCGTTCGGGAAGATGTAAGGGTTGTGCCACGAGGGCATCCGCATCGACCACCACAAGGCGTCCTTCGGGTCCTGTCCTCGCTGCCAGGCGTCGTAGAACCAGTTCTTGCCTTCAGGGGTGGATGAGAACAGCGCGTCGCCCCGGAAGTCTGCGAGCATGGGGCGGACGTACTTGGACCAGATGCTCGGTTTGAGCTTCGCAGCCTCCGCCATGATCACCGACTCGAGACCCTCGCCGACGAGGGAGTCCGGGTACTTGGCCGACTTGACATGGACCTGGAACTTGCCGTCCCAGAGGGAGAGGTGCATGTTCCCGCCGTTGGGATCGTTGTACGATCCCGGCTTGTCCATGGGCATCCCGAGGCGGAGCACGTCGCCCCAGAGGACGCGGAACTCCTTCTCTCCGTCGGTGTACTCCGGACCGACGATCCAGTGCTCCGACCGACGCGTGTACTTGTCGAGCACGTTCCGGCGCGTGAACGCCTGGATCGCCTTGGCTGTGAGCTCGTGTCCTCCGCCGTGCGACTTGCCGGTGCGTCGACCGGCGCATAGAACGCGGAAGCGGTGCGTCATAGCCGCTCTGTGCATGTCGATCTGAACGTTGTGAGGCTTGTAGCCGAGGCGCTCGTAGATCTGGGCTACAGAGAGCCCCTTCTTGGTCTCGGTCTGAGCCGTCACTCGGCCACCGCCACGCCGGTGATCGGATGCGATGTGGTTCCGTCCCAGTACACCAGGCTGGTCGCCGGGTCCAGGTCGCCCTCGTTGTCCTTGAACACCGCAGTGAACGGGATGATGGGCTCTTCACCATCGAAGACACCCGGACCACGCGTCACAGCGCCAGTGACGGAGCCGCGCCGTGTAGTGATGCCCGGGAAAGAGCTGGTACCCCAGATAACAGTGCCGCCGATGGATCCGATGTGCGACGGAGATCCCGCCATTGAACCGACCCAGGTGATATTCCCTGTAGCAGAGCCCTTCGGCGTCCGCTTGCCCGTGATCGTCCCAACCCAGCCAACGGCTCCTGTTGCAGACGCCTTCGGGGTGCGCTGACCAGACATGGTGGCGCCAGAGTATGTCACTGCACCCGTAACCGTACCAGTCGTCGGTGCGTCTGGGATGAGACCAATAGTGTGGATGATCATACCGGCAGCGGTGGGGGTAGTCGTGATCGAGTCTCCGCCATAGTTCCCTGCAGCACCCGGCGTAGTGAGGTGCATCCCGTCCTCGACGATGTTCGCGCCCGTACCAAAGTTGGTCATGGACGCCTGGTCGTCGGTATACGCAGCTGGAGCATTGGGATCGGCCTTGGCTGCGAGGCGAGTGGCGGTGAAGACGAGTACGGGCGAACCGTCAACCGTTGTAGTAACAACAGGAGATGTGCCGGTACCTGTCGACGCGACGATAGTGGGCGAGGGAGCTGTCTCATTCGGAGTAGCTGCTAGTCCGTGGATGACATACATCACGCCTACCACACGTCCAGCCGCGGACCAGGCCGGAGACGTGACTGTCCCCGCCGTGATATCGCCCGAAGTGACAGGGCGACGAAGAATCGTCTGTCGGAGCGTAGCGGCAACCAGCTCACCCGTCGACACCTGGGTCCATGCTCCAAGAGAGGGAATGGTCGCCGTGGTGTCGTTGTGAGTAAGTGCAAGATATATCATGTCGTTAATGGACGAGCCACCCGGAAGCGTGCCCGTCACCGCAGTGGTAGTAGTGGTAGCGCCGTCCCCGAGCTTCGCGCTACCTACGATGCTTGAGGTCAAGGCGTCCGCCTCCAGAATGACAATGTCGTCCGCCAACGGGAAGGTGATCTGAGTCCCGGTAGCAGTGGTGGTAGCTCCATCATCGAGCTGAGTCGCTGTGAAGTTGTACGTGGTTGCTGTCTTGAACACGATGTTCTGAGCGGTGTGGGGCTGGATCACCTGTGCGTCGCGATCCCAGCTCTGAATGTCTCGCCAGAACACTACAACCGGCTTGCCGCCGTTGAACTTCCGACACAGCACGTACTTCAGATTGGCGTCCCCACCCGTTACCTCACAGATTAGGTTGGGAGGGCTGTATGACTCATGGCCGTGATCCCGGAGCTTCTGCTGGAAGCGCTGTAGGGCGAACCACGCAGGCTTCTTGTTCGTGTTGTTGCGGACAATCCCATAGAAGTCTTCGGCATCTGCAGTGTTGGTGCCTTCGTCGAAGTACTCGTAGAAGTAGGTGCGCTCGTCGCCATTGAGATAGTGCTCCATGATCAGCTTGGGCATATACCAGCCCTGTGGCGTCTCATGGGTGTAGTACGGCGCTGCGTGGAGGTCGATCGGAGTCGCATATCCGGTCTCTGTGAACCAGGAGCGCGTCTTCCCCGGTGCATTGATCGTCATGGTGTTGTCTTTGGCTTCGACGATGCGTACCGAAGGCTGAAGTCCGCCAGGATAGCAATGCGAGTTGCCTACATCGCACCAGGCAGACATATCGCCCATGAGATCGTAGTCTTTGCGGAGACCGAGCGCAGCCTGCACTACCGTCATACCTGGAATACCTAGAGTGGCATGATGGACGGCGTTCCAGAGAGCCTGCTGATGGCCGCGGATCTCCGTGACCCAGTTAGGACGACCCTTCAGATTCCACTCATTGCCACCTTCCATGGAGGTGATGACGCCGGGATTGAAGGTCTTGGCATAGGCCACAAGATCGGATGGAGTGTCTGCGATGATGGGGGTGCCCATAACAACATTGAACACCATGCCATTAGCGTCGTGGAGCTCTTCCATCCAATCCCGCTGGGCGTCGCCAGAAGCACCAGTGTAGAGGCGTGTCCGGCCGTAGTACGGCGCCAACGAGATTAGACCGCCCGTGATGGCGGTCTTGTTGGCGATATAGGAGGGATAGGTGTAATGCCCGACTACGCCCCAGCTCATCGCCAATCGTTGAGCGGGGATACACGCCTGAGACGTGAGCGCCATCTCACGTGGCCGTACCCGGGATGGTCCCGGCGGTCACGGTGTACTCGCCTGCAGCGTTGAAGGTCTGATCGCCTGTGAGCGCGTAAGCACCATAGAAGGTGCCACCAGTGAGCGCCGACCAGAAGCCGAGGTATGTTGCCGGGCCAGAAGCTGCACCGCCAGTGAAGTTGAGATCGGCCGTGAAGGCCATGTCTCCACCAGAGGCCGTCAGCCAGGTAATCGGCAGTCGGGCCGTAGTCGCCGCGTTCGAGCCGCTCGCATCGGGAGCCGCTGTGTGGATCTGAGCATGGGTCATGGCGGCCTGCATTGCCGTGGCGCCGATGTTCAGGATCGTGTCGTTGAGAGCCATGTGTATCCGTCCTCAGTAGAACAGCACGATGGTCCCCGGCGGAAGGCCGGAGATGTCGGTGCCCGTCGGAAGTGCAACCGTCGGGTTGAACGAGTCGAGGAAGTTCTGGTAGGTGGCGAGCAACACGAAGGTGTTAGCCACCTCGTTGGGGATGTATGCCGGCGCTACGTCCGACATGTCGATGCCGAGCAGGAGGGCCGCGATGGGCACTTCCATAGTGAACACTCGGCCGCCAGCCCAGCTTTCCCGAACCGTGTACACCCAGTTGATGGGGTCGAGATCGGGATCATC